AGTTAAACCCGTGCCGGTTGCCACACTGGTCACTGTGCCGCTGCCACCACCTGCTGGAGTGGCCCATGTGCCGTCATTGCGTAAGAAGGTTACTACGCTGCCGGTCGGGGCGGGGATGGCGTAGGTGTTCCAATTTATGTCGCCATCGCTAAGATACAAACCTTTCCATTTGACCGTGCTGCCGCCCAAATAGTACAAGTTGGTTGTTACTGGTGCAAAACCAATTCCAGCTACAGCCGCAGCCACGGCGTTTAACACCAAGTTATTGCCCGAGGCCGTCATGTTGGCTGTGCCAGACCCTACGTTAAAGGTCGTGCCGTAGACGTTGTTCCAGTTGTAGCCTGATGCACCTAGATTGATGTTGTTGTTGCTTGTGCCGCGCCATGCGTCAACTACAAGAAGGGCAGCGTTGGTTGAGTTAGATAGGCCCACGGTAGAGCCAGTAGACGTAACCGCTGGAACACTACTGAAGGTTCCAATATTGGCTCCGTTAAAATTTGAGTTAACGGTTGTAGTAGCGCCGTTAGTTGTAACGGTTTGCAGGGTCTGAGATGAACTTATATTAGCAACGGTAGCGCGTTTGGTAATGTTACCTTGTACCAGCGGAATTTGCTCTGCCCCCGTTAAAGGCGTTGTAGCTGCTGGCAGTTGAGAAATCTTTATGTCTGCCATAACAATGGCTCCTTATTCGTACACGATGGTGTATTCAATCGTACTAGCAATGTCAATATACAGACCCTTGCTAAACCATATACCTGCTGGGAATGATAGATATTCAGTGCCTGCGGTTGCCGTTACTGTATTGGCAATTTTAGGATCGCTGGTGCTTGATATAGCACTATCGTACAGAGCAAATGTTCCGCTGCTAGTAGAAGAAATAAACACTCCATACAATTTTCCAGCGCCAATTTTTACCTGCGCGTCGGCATTGCCTTGTTTAGAAATAGCCATGATTTTTCCTTATGCTAAGAAACGAAGTTTATACAGAGTTCGCAAATAAATTTCAACAATATTGTCAATCAACTGTTGAAGCGCACTGTCAGATTTGTCGCACACTTCGTAACGTACTTTTTCAATTTCATCTAATTGACCTTGCAGAAATTCTATGATGTTGGCAGTTTTTTTATTGCTTGCCAATGTAATCTGACCCATCAGGCCGTACCTGCCTTGGTAGGTTTCAGCAAAATCATCAGCAGCGCCAATAATTCTGTTGTAAAAAATGTTGAGTGCTTCGTGTTTGCTAAAGCTGCGCGTATTCAAATGAACGCTGTGCGCTACATCTCGCGCTAGAAACAGCATACCCACAAATTCGTTACCTTTCATTGCGGCATCCCTTGTAGTTGCATTGCTTCTTGTGGCATTTCAGGCATACCTGGCATATCTACCTCACGCCCTGGCATTTCGTTAATCAAATCACCGCTGGTAATCATGCCGTGAATTGTACCTAGCACCACTTCTTGAACTTGATCTGGCGTCATAGCCGCCGACATAGCAGTCATGCGTTTGGTTTCAGCATCATAGGCTTTGACTTCAGAGTCAAACCGTTTGATTTCTAGGTCTTGCGCTTCCATTGACTGCTGGACGTTTTGCAGCATCTGTTGCATATGCTGCATTTCTTGCCCCATAGCCTGCATTTGCATTTGGGCAGCTTGCAGGGCCGGGTCACCATCATCGCCCATTAATTTAGGGTCAATCGTCTTAGCCAACCGTTTAGCCAACTCATCGGCGCCAGGCCAGTCCATGTTTTTAACAAACAAGTCGCCTGCCACCGCCCATAGTTGTGGGTTGCCTTGCAGCAGTTGAGCCATCTCTTCCCGTGTCTCTTGCCGTTTGGTGCTGTAGCTGGGGCCGGTGGTTACCACCACATCGTATTTGCCAACATTGGGGTTGTATATTTTGTCAATCTCAATGCCTTGTTGATCAACAATCTTTTTGACCGGCATCTCTTGTGATGGGTCAATTTTCGCCATGTCAGTCTCGCCATCTTCGCCAATGATTCGGGCAATGCGTTGGGTATCGTAAATTTTTGGGATCATGTCTACCAGTTGACGGGTTACGTAACGTATTGCACGGGCCAAATTGTCAACATAGTGGTAAGTACCAACATCACCTTCACGTTGCCGGGCTAGGATGGCTTTGCCGCTGCGCTCGTTTCCACCCATGCCTAAACTAGCGTTGTACTGTCCAGTGGCAGCTTTAATGTCCTCAGATGCCCCAGATTTGGCTTGCAAAAGGCCAGTAGAGGCCATCGGGGGTTGGGCGCGTTGGGGCAATGGTAGGCTTCCGCCAGCACCGTCAGTAACGTCTGGATTGACTTCAAGATAAGGCCAATTTGTGGTATTGGCTGTTTTCCACTGGGTTTCGTACCCTTCAAACTGACCACCGTAGCCAATAAACGGGGCTTTGGGTGCCAGGGCCAGCATCTCGGCCTCTTGGCTAACCCAATAGTTGTACATACGCTGGGCGTCCTTGGCATTCCGCACCAGACCAGAGACATAGATCTGCCCATCAACTTCAAACTCATTGCCCACCACGCGCACAATGGGAATGTACTTACCCGCCCAATCGCGCTTCTCCAGCACCTCGTAGCCGTTGGTCTTGACCCAGCAGATCTTCTCCCGCTGCACAACCCGGTTCTTCAGCGGTTTGCCGTAGAGCATCTTCAGTTGCTTGTCATCAGGCGTGTTATTGAACGCCGTGATGTTGTTGGGGTACAGGTTCAGGGTTTCTGCCTTGTACTCTACGTAGAAATACTCAGCAATCCGCACTGTCTCGTCCCGCAGCCACTGCGTCAGGTCTTGGTCGCCAATCCCAAGGGACTGCAAGCTGCTGATAGGCGCAGCGTCTGGGTACAGGCGCTCGTACTCGTCTTTCGGCACATCGTCCGTGACAAAACACCACCGCGCGTCCGCACCGCATGGGTCTTGGATAGCAGGATCCATGAACACCGAGAATGAATTTCGAATCCGACCAATTTTAAGATCTTGGTCAAAGCTATTTTCGTCGCAATATTCGGTCAGTACCCGAATGTATCCTTCGCCGTAAGTAACTTGATTTTCACAAGCTGTATCGTACGCAGTGTCAGCATCACTGATGTACTCAATGTGCCGCACAATGCCGTTGAATATTTCTGCCATTTCAGGGTCAGCAACGTCATCCGCAGGTATAACTTTGCCGCTTGGTCTATTGTGGCGTTGGTCGTTGGTGACTTGCCGAACGTGTTGCGGAAGTTTGTTAATGGTCAAACAAGGACGGGCGTTGATTGTCTGCCCTTGGACGGCTCCGCGAGTCGCCAGTACGTCAGCAGGCCACTGCCACTGGTTGTCAGGACTACCCGCCATGAACCGCAGGTCATCCAGTTCGTTGCTGCGAGAGTCACTATAGGCATCTACCGCCATTGTCAGGCGTGAGCGCATAGTCGCCAGCATATCGTGTTCGTCACTATCTGTGCTGCCGTCACCACCGCCGCCTATATTGGCAACCTGCCCAACTTTGTTGATGCCCGTGTAATCAGCCATTATTTTTTCTTTTCAGCTTGTTTCTTAACAGAGTAAGCAATTGCCACGGCCTGTTTGACAGGCTTGCCTGCCTTGACCTCGGCCCTGATATTGGCCTTGAACGCCGCAGGCGTGGGTGACTTTTTGAGTGGCATGGCTATTTCTTCCTTGCCATAGGTTTGTGGAGGCTAGGTTCCATCTTCTTTTCCATAGCGGCATAGGCTTTTTTGCTTGGAGCCATTTTCTTTTCAGCAGCCTCCATTTTTTTGGATTCTCCTTTGCCAAACGGATTCATTTTCTTTGTAGCCATGATTAGCACTTCCATCGTTTAAGGGCTGCTTTAGCCCGTTCGCCATCTTTGGCGTTGGCAGCTACTGCACCCATTCTTGCACAAAACGAGTCTTTCCTGCCTTGGTCTTGGGGTTAGGCGCAGGAGCCTTCAAGTTAGAGCCAGTTGCTGCATTGTATACAGCGCGGCCCTTGGCAGTCAAACCCGCGCCCTTGGACACCGGCAGCTTCTCGCCACGCCCTACTGATAGAGATACGTTCTTTTTCATGATCCCATCCATCCAGTAGACACCGCCGAGTGATTCGAGTACTGCCGCGCCGGGGGTTCACGATACTCCCGATGCGCCACAGGGAAAGCAAACGTCACGCATATTGCATCCGCAGCGTCTGGACTAGCTAAACCCCGTGCTTTCATTTCTTTCTTGCTCTCCAAGAAGATCGTACCCCGTGAGTCAGGCTTCATTAGGGGGCTAATCAGGTCTGTTTTTAAAAACCTATCCTGCGGAATACTAGCAGATTTGAGCCAGTCCTTCATGTCACCCCACATCTGCGCCCTCATATTACCGTACATGATCGGGTTTTTGGCCTTATTCCCAAAGTTTACACCCTTAATCTTGTACCGCTGCTCCTTGAGCCTATCCACAATCCCAGCCCCCAGCCCACCCTCATCAATTACAACTAGCGTTGGTTTGTACTCCTCCATCGCCTCAATGATATGCCCCACCACCGTCATCGTATCATCACCCCGGTACTTCTTAATCGCCACAATATCCCGCCCCTGCCGCACCGCAATGACCGTAGCATCAGCCCCAAACCGCGCAGGGTCTACACCAATGATGATTGGGGCACTTGAATCTTTGTACTTTGGCCTTTTCATCGCCTCATCCACCACATCACTTGAAATAAACTGGTCATCCCCCGCACTTGGAAACTCACCATACACCTCAACGTGCGCCTGGGCACTGTCCGGCCCGTACTCTTGGATAATCCGCTCATAAACTTGTTTGTCCGTCCCCTCCACCGTCCTCGCATCCACTACCTTAGTCACCCAAAAGTCCCTTTTTGAGTGAAATGTCTCATAAAAGTACCCCGTGTTGCGCCGTGGGTTGCTAAACGCCAGCCAAAAGCGATTCGGCGTGTTTTCTGTAAAAAATCCACCCGTCACCGCCCAGATTGAATCGTCAATACCGCTTGCCTCATCAAAAATCACCAGCACACCATCAAAATTGTGTACACCAGCATAAGCATCAGGGTTCTCCGCACTCCAAAGCCGCCCTTCCACACCCCAATACCTCGTGCCCTTCTTCAAATCCCGTTCCACCAACTCAGTCAACCACTTTGCAGGCGTCACTCGCGTTGCTGAGATTTCAAACCAGTGACTGTTAATAGACATTGCCAACCACTTGGTAATCTCAGCCCAGGTAATTGAGCGCAGTTGGTTCTCACTGTTCGCCGAGATGATGGTTGTGCTGCCAATCCTAGTAGACAACATCCATATCGTCAACCATGACACCAATGCCGACTTACCAATACCCCGTCCGCTTGATACTGCTTCTTGGAGTACGGCAAAGTCAACCTCACCCTTGTTCTTCTTAATGTGTGTGGCAATATCATTTAGTACATCTCGCTGCCACTTTCTTGGGCCTGTATCATTTTCCAGCGGCGTACCTTTCTGGCCCCAGGGAAACAAATACAGAACAAACGCCAGTGGGTTATCTTTAAGCGAGGGAACCCATAGCCTTGCCATGAGTTCCTGCTCGTCTTCAGGTTGGTAGATAGTCGATTGCATTTATGACGCGCATTTCTGCTTGTTCTAGTGCCTGGGTGATGGAGATGCGCTGGTTGACTTCGACTGTGATAGCCTGCTTGGCAACCCAGCCGTGTTGATGCTTGAGTATCTCTAGCGCGGCTTTGGCGTCCCCGTTGCGCGCTGCGTTGTGCAGTATCTCGGCCATCTCGCGTTCGCCATCGGCTTTGCCCTTGAGCGCAGCCATGCCGACAACCGGGTCAAAGTTGCACAGCGTCAGGTACTCTTGCGGCAGCATACCGGCTGCAAGCGCCAGTGTCTCGCCATGCAAGCCTAACCGGGCTGCTTCGTACACCGATTGCAAGCGCGACTCAGTCGCCTTGAGCGTCCTAATAGATAACGGCAGTGACATCATGTTCCGCTTTATATCATAAAAAATAAAAATTGTTTGCGAACACTCCGTAGCTGTGGCCCTAACCGCTCGGCCCTGCCACCCCCATCTCCAGGTTGGTAAGCACTAACTAACTAGCCAGGGTAGTGGGCGCTAACTACGTTGTGTGTCGTGTGTGCCAGCACGGCCAGCACGGCCAGCACGGCCAGCACGGCCAGCCAGCCACATGGCCAGCACGGCCAGCCAGCACACGGCAGCGTGTGCCATGTGTGTCATTGTGGCACTACGGCACACATGGCACACACTTGCGCCCGTGTGGGTGATGTGGGTCATGTGTGCCACTATTTTCGAATTGAAGTCGCGCCGCAAACGTGAAAGTCTTACACTATTCATACTGTTATTATATACAGTATATATATTTTCCAAAGACCTATACAAGTAATGACACACATGACACACAAGAAGGGTTTTTCAGAGAGCCGGATCGCATCCACGTCGTCACCCACACAATCACCCACGTCACCCACAAAGCACTAAGGGTAAACCCCTACGTAGTAAATAGTGTTACAGATCAACACGTTACAGCGCGCGCCCAGGTGCTGGCATGAATCTATTATGCTCTATATGTGAGAGGGTCGAATTCTCGCCCTTTCTTAGTCCACTACAGTAAAGGCAAACCATGAATATCACTAAAGCAGAACAAAAGCAGATCGACCGCGCAGCAGTACACGGGCGCGGTGCGATGTTTCGCACCATGGCCATCATTCACCGCGCAGGATCAGCACGCACGCAAAAAGCCGTAGAGTTAGCCATTAGTCGCGGCGATGCATGGGACGAATTCACTAGATTAGGCGGCGCACTGTTACATAAGAGCGAAGTCTGATATCAGCGTATAGCGGCCGCGCTGGCCGCTATGCGATGCGATCCGCATCAAACAATAGAGTACAGTACCATGCCAAAAATTCTAGGTTACATCGCATACGAGGGTCCATCGGCCATCGACGGCGCGCCGATTGTTGTCATCATCAACAAACTAGACGGGTCCAAAAATGCCAAGACCGGCGCCATTGTTCAGTCTTTCATCCTCCGCTCGCACGTCAACCCCGTGCGCGCGCTACAGACCGGCGCCGATGCCAGCGTATGCGGCCAGTGCGAGCATCGGCCTAAACTGGCGCGCAGGACCGGCGCATCGCCGTGCTATGTGCAAGTAGGCAAAAGCGTACTATCGGTCTATAAAGCATACCGGCGCGGCCGGTACGTCAAAGCAGACCCCGCGACAATAGCGGCCGCTCTGGCCGGTAAGATTGTCCGCATCGGTACGTATGGCGATCCATGCGCCGCGCCAGCAACAATGTGGGCGCAGATTACCCGCTATGCGGCTGGCCGGCGCGGTTATACGCATCAATGGGACCGGCCAGCCGCATAGCGGGTAAT